TATCCACCCTCATATGGTTTAGCGTGACCTAACGCAAGCATTTCATCATTGAGGCACTCACCATCTAAGTTAAGTATTCGACCTAAGATACGGCCAAATTTACCTTTCTCATCGAGTTGCGTTTCAACAATCACCTGATTATCTCCATCACTACACCAGTTCTCCACATATCGTTTTGCTGCTAAACCAGCCTCTTTCTCTATTGGGTCTCTAGTCCGGGATTCAGGAGCATTAATTCCAGCAAACCTGATTCTGGCTTTCATATTTATGTCAAAGCCCAACTGGAGTACAACATCAATGGTGTCTCCATCAACGACTCGTTCCAGATTTGCTTTGTAATGGTATAACTTGTCTTTGCTCATGGTTGTGTAACCTCCTGTATCGTTACATTGTAGTACCCGTTTGTTTGCTGGTTGTATATGTCCAACTCCAATCGGTATGTTCCTGGGTTCAGTTCTCTTGTTATTGCTGAGTCCCAACAGTTGCCTGAATCTCCGCACTCGTTCCCGCATGTACATCCTCCATCATCGTCTTGTTGGATAACAGCGCCAGTCGAGTCATTGACCAAATATATGTATGGGTCTCCATAGTCTCCTTCTCCATTGAGGTCTGGCCATCCTCCGCAAGTCAGAGATGATCTGGCAACCATTTCAATAGTTTTGGTTTCTGTTATCGTAAACACAAGAGTATCCCGTTGGCCAAATGTGTCAATATCCGCAACACAAGAAGTGCCTATACCATTCCATCCACCTGTAAGGCCGCAATCAATAGTGTTCACAGCAGTTGCTTGAGATGTCTCAGCAATTGTGTATGGGTCACCAACTTGTGTATCAACAAAGCCATCACTCCATGTAATGACTGTTGTGTCCACATATGTTGTTGAAACAGTAATATCAGTAACTGTTGTCTCATACCAATACCCGTCGTTGCTATCGAGTGCTTGTGTAGTTGTTGTAACTGTGTCTGTGCTTTGATCTGTTTGTTCTGTTGTAACTACAGGTTCTGATGGAGTAGCGCAGCCACTAGGCTTCGGGACCTGAAGATTCAAATTCGTCATCGAGTTCCTCCATGTAACCATCATCGTTGTCCCAATCGTTGGTGGGTTGTCCTCCCTCCACAGGCAATCCCTCACTGTTGCCACCAGTTCCTCCGTCATCCACGTCGTAATCGTCTGAGTCTCCTGAATCGGAATCTGAGAAATCGTCACTTCCGTTTCCCAGCTCGTCACCGTTGAAATCTCCTCCCCAGTCAGGAACGTCTGAATCAGACCCCTCCGACTCTGAATCTCCTCCCAAGTCGTAATCGTTCTGATCTCCGTCCATTGGGTATCCACCCAAGTCTCCGTCAGAGTCCCCCCAACATCCGTATATTCCTCCATCCTCGTCGTATTCACAGACGATAACTGGGGGAAGTTCGTCGTATAACTGTTCAGAAGTGTCTCCTCCAACGCTTCCTCCTCCCCAATCAGGGTCGGTTCCGGTTCCAAAAAAGGGTCATCATCAGGAACCTCCTCAAATTCTTCCCACTCTTCAGCCTCCTCAATGTAATAATCAGCGTCATAGTCATCAGGTTCCCAATAATCATCATCCCAATAGTCATCCTCAACGAGTCCCCATTCAAAGTCCTCCTCATCAGGATCAACAATAATGAATAAATCATCCTCTGCTAGTTCCTCAATCCATGTATCTCCTAAGACTTCTTCAACCGTTCCTGTAGCCAAAGCCTGATAAAACTCAGCGTCAGAGGCCACCCATGCCTCAATTTCATCTGCTTCTGTGGTTATTTCACCTGTTTCAGCATCGAAAGTGAGTTCATATTCGACGGGTGCTGCATCCTCATCGAGTTCAGCCTCAACCTCTGTTTCAACCAGTATTTCATTGGTTTCACTGTCCACAATGTCTATTTCCAGCACAATATCTTGTTCTTCGCCCAGCTCGTCCTGGGAATCCAGTTCAAATTCAATGTCCTGACCTGTCGTTGTGTCAATCTCAACCGATACATCCTCAACTGCTATCTCAACAGAACCACCTTCAATACCTTCAATTTCCACCTCTCCATCGTCATCCCATGAAATCAGAGACTCTCTTTCTTCCTGATCTGGCTCACCTGAGTCAGTTTCGGGAGCAGAAACAGGTTCTTCTATTGATGAAACAGGTGCTTCTATCTGCACAGATCGTTCCTCATCGAGTACAAGTAGCGAAAAGTTGCTGTTTTCTGCGGGTTCTAACCCCGGATCAGAGGTTTCCTGTGTCGTTGTAGCAGCAACATCCGCTGAATATGTCTCCACTTCAGGTGGTAAATACACCAAAACAGGGTCTGCTGTGCCTCTCGATATTAGATACCTATACGATGCACCCTCTATTTCATTGACAAATACGCCATCAAACCAGCCTAAACGATTGTTTTTGCTGTCAGTTATCTGCAAACCAACCTGTTTATCTCCTGTAGCAGCAACCGTCAGGAGCGTTCCTGACTTAGTTTGGCCCTCATTTGGGCAAAACGGGCATGTAAACGGCCCTTTCCGAGCTGTCATGGGCGTTAATTCCATAGTTCCAGTGCTTCCAGACCACCCTGACGACGTATCGTTTGGGTTAGTTGCGGCCAAATCGTACGACCACTGGTCACCATCTACGTCAATCCAACGCTCCTGATTAGGCCAATTAGAGTCATAAATGTAGATTCTCCACTGGTTTCCTACCTGATCTACTCTGTAGGGCGTTACAGCGTGGCCTCCTGCCTCCGAATACAAGCCTAATGTGTAACCAACAGATGACGCTGAAACAGCGTCTGAGAAGTCATTTGAGAGCGTTTCAGCAATTTGAGCTGGGGAAAGTGACAAATACTGCTCGGCTTCCTCCGCTACCTCAAAAGCAAACTGTGTCGTGTACCAATACGCCAACTCTGAGAGCAATCGAGGGTCATCCTTCACCAGCTCGGATACCTTGCTAACAGCCTGATATTCATTGAGTGATTGCGTATCGTTAGCCAATCGAAGCGTCAGGACAGCAAAACCTTCACATAATCCTGCGGCCATTGAACGATTCGCCTGTTGTATTAGTTGCAAAACCACTGGATACGGCGTGCATTGGTTATCCACAACCTCTGAACAAACCTGATGATCTCCATACAACCTTCTGACCATATTGACAGTCAGCGCTGCTGGCGCTTCTCCTCCTCCAAAGTTCTCAAATGAGAAACCATCCAATTCAGGAGTGTAATCGAGAGATTTGGTTATTGTTTCCTGTGTATCGTCAATAACTACTGGTTCAACGTCAGGAACGTCTGGTTGTGTCTGGTTGCCACCACTACTACAGGCTGAGAACAGCAGAATTGCAGTTGCAACTCCCGAAATCAGTCTTTTCATTGTCTCTTTCGTTTGGATTGATACAGGAACAGTCCACCAATGACCAGAATTAGAGCAACTCCAATGATTATCGGTATTAGAGAGCCTGCTGGCGCTCCTGATAGATCGAGAGAGAAGTTTTTCTGACCTCCACCTAATAAGTCATTCTCTGCCTTCAGGTCTGCAACAGCAGTCTCTAGTTGCGCTACCTGATAGGACAATTCTGCTTGCTCATTCCCGGAATCCCACAAGAATCCAAACGCTCCACCAATAGTGGCTGGCAATCCCAGGATGTACGCAATGTTATCTTTTATACGATCAATCAACGATTTAGCATCGTCTATTTTATCCAGTGTGGAACTAACAGCAGTATTCGCTGCATCAACCTTTGAATCCACAGTTGATTGCAATTTAGCAATTGCATCGAGAACTTCTTTTGAGTCACTCATTGTGACCTCCTTCTGTCAAACAGGGGTCACAATGGGACACTATTTATATGATAGCAAATTCTGTTAATCGCCACCGTTAGGTGCAACATCAATGTATGCTGTATCGAGAACACCTCCACCAGTTTGGCCTTTGGTCTTGGTGGTGCAATATCAAAAGGTTAATACCTTCTGGTGGAGACAGGGACCACCCGCAAACACCTCCAATAGGGTTTCCAGCGGGTGGTCCCAAATTGTTTTCCCTATAACTTGTGGAATTAGGTGATATAACCTATATTCTTATATGTACCACCAATTGACCATAGGAGGCCAATATGAAAACACAAATAGAAATCAAAGGTAACAAATACCAAAAAGTGACGATTCAAGATCAGAAGCAGAATCTCTACAACATTGTTATCCATCCTGACACAAGAGAAATTTACAGTGACTCTGCACTCGAAGAGGTAAACGAAATTCACAAAGGAACATTTGATCTTGATGAAATAGGTGACAGCGAATACATCAGAGTATTGCTAATTCAGAATGGAATGATGCCAACGCTAAATAGCGTCACTCAATAATTCTCTGCGTTCAAAGCATTAAGGGACTCATCAGTCAATCTGGTGAGTCCCTTTCTTCTTGTCTGATTCCACTCAACAAGGTCCAATAAGAGAAGGTCTGCCTCCTCCTCCTCAGTCAATGGGCCCAATAATGGGCTATCACCCGTCGAGTCACAAACCCAACAATGAGATTCCAGTTGTGAGTTCCATGAAACATCACAGTTCTCACAATGGAATATCACTAGTTATTACTTTTTCTTGGCTGGTGCTTTCTTCGCTGGAGCCTTTTTCGCTACAGGTTTCTTTGCTGGAGCCTTCTTTGCTGGAGCCTTCTTTGCTGCTGGCTTCTTTGCTGGCGCTTTCTTCTTAGGCTTGCCATCTAGCAACGCCCATTCATCATCACCAACAATTCCTGTAGGCTCTAACTTGTTGTCTTTCTGCAATTCACAAACTGCATTAACAACAGCCTTTGAGAAATGACCTTTATTAGAACGCCCAACATCGTATCCCTGTTCTCTCAACTTGTCTTTGAGTTCAAGAACAGCAACTCGATTTGCTCGTTTGTTGCTCAAAAGTGGTTTACTCATCTATGTCTCCTATTCATACAGATGCTCGTCGGCATCCTCTGGAATTTCTTGTTGTTGTTTCACAACGCTGGCAGTTGCATCTCCAACAGGTGCTAGTGTGCAGAACGCTCCTTTGATAACGGAGATTGCTGCTGGCAATCCACCAATTGCTGCCATTTTGAGTGTGCTAATGCCACCCATATCCACTCCCATTCCTGACGCTGTTAGCAAACCCAGGAAGGACTGTACGTAGGTGAAGATTGCTCTTTCAATAATGTCTTTAATTTGGTCTATGTTTAATCGCATATATTAGTCTCCTAACTAATTAGTTTTGCCCAAGAGAGTGGCCCACAAATGGCATCGCAGACAAGGCCGTTGTCCCGTTGAAATTGACGGAAGGCTTTGTCAGTTTGCCGGCCCCAAATCCCGTCTGGGAATCCGCATCTGTAGCCTTTAGAAGCCAATCTTTCCTGAACAACTTTAACGGCAGAGTTTCTGCTGCCTCGCCTCAATGGTCGTCGTGCTACTTGTTCTCCAAGTTTCGCAATCGCTGCAGCAACTCCTTTGATGTCCACTTTGGTTTTCTTCACAGACTTTGATTCTGATTTCTCACCCTTCATTGCTGGCGCTTGAAAGATTCCATTTGAGTTGCGCCATTGGTAGTGCCAAGGCTCATATTGTGGTCTGAATACTGTCTGACAGACACCATATTCTTTCGCTACAGGAACAAACTTTGCCCAAGTCATTCCAGAATAGAGCCTTATATCAACGGCATGTCCGTAGTTCCCGCCAAGTTGCCCCATTTGCTGTTGATGGTAGGAACCCTGCCAAGGACCCTTCACTCGATCAGGGAACTTCCGGTCAGGGTTAGCAGCCAAATTGAAATGGCTATATCCTGCTTTGCCTTTCAACTTGTTCTGGTAGCCATCCCAAAAGTATTTCTGGTCAGCGTAACTCCTGACCCCGGAGACAATCTTTGCGTATTTGCCATTGAACTCTCCGTTAAGTAACTTATCGAGTCGTGCAGCAAACGTTGGGTGCAAGAGATCAACTCTGACCTTGTTGTGTACTAGTGGTAATTTATTAGCCATATCTGCTCCTTATTGTAGTTCATAGGCCATTAACTGTCTGTAGCCACTACAGAACCTTCTTTTAAGGCATCAGCAACCTGTTCAGATGGTGCATTGAACTGGTCACCGTACTGGAACTGGTTAGCGCCTAGTATTTTGCCTTTTTCGTAGGTTCCTGTGACCTGATTGAAGTACATGTTGTTGCACTCGACTCTATATCGAGGCATCTTCCACAACTTCTAAATTGACTTCTTCATCCTCTGGTGTGGCTTCATCAAGTATTTGAGCCATCTGTTTATTTGTAACAGTCAAAAAACAGATTTCAGTTTCTTTCGGGTACCTTCTTTGCATTTCAGCAATGATTTCAGTTGGTGTTATTTCAATATCCATTCTTATCTCCTTATGCTTCTAAAGCAGCCACTCTTACTCTGAGGCTTTTAATTTCTTGTACTAGTAATGGTACTAGTTTCCCGTAATCTATTGATGCAGGGTAGCCT